GGTTGGGCGGTTTTGCGTAAATGGCAGGCTTTAGTGTCTGTACGTTAGACCAAAGAATATTAAATCGTGCGTCCGCTTGCTCTGCGTCTTTGCGCTCGTCACGGTAGCGCTTGACAATCTTCTCGCCACGCTCCGTCCACTTCTTATATTCTTCTTGGTAGCGCGATATTTCGTCGTGCCAAGGCTGTGCTGATAGTTTGTCACTCATTATATTCGTCTACCTCTACGTTTCGAGCTGTGTTCCCACAACTCCTCTAAGGACTGGTCTTCCCAGTATTTCGCTTTGGGTTTTGCCGCTGCTTCAGGGCGTTGTTCACGCCATGCAAGACACGCGTACCGGAAAGCGTCAGCAAAGTGAGATGTCCAATCGTGTTTGGGTCGTTCATTAAACACCTTTTTCTCCACATTATACTCTCTTTGGTACTGTGTGAGCGCTTCCATCCCCTCTTTACAGCTTGGGTCAAACCAACAGTTTGCTAATGATAACCTAGCGGCTTGTATCCCGTCCATAAGTGATATATTTGGGACAATTCTAGGCGACCAACCAAGCGAGCGAAATTGCTCCTCAATACTTCTGCCCGTCTGCAAAGATTTAGCCTTCGCGTCGTGCGGCAGATATAACCATTCGCCATAATCATAGCCTTTACTCTGCAAAATGTCATGGTAATGCGCGATAGGCATTCCACTATTGCTGTAGCAATCAATAAACCTAAGCTCTTTGCCGGCCACCTGAAACCACCAAATCGCCGTGTCGTCGCTCCACCCCAAATCGATAGCCGCATACGTCTTGAGTTTGCGGTCATAGCAAGGCCTTACCCTACCCGATTGCCCCACTTCGTACATTTCTCTGCCGTAAATAGCCCCCGGTATCGCCGCGTCGAAGTTGCACTCCATCTCCTGTAGCCATGCGTCCTCCGACAACTCCTTTCTCAGCGCGTCAATTTCTTCTTGGTCGAGGATGCCCGAATTAGATGCGGTCAGCAGCAAGGTAAAGCAGTCCTTGTCTTGCTTGCCCGCTTCAAAGCGTTCGTAAAAGCTATTCTTACCCTTTGGCGTTCCAATAATTATCGCCCACCCTTTGCGGTCAGCCAGCGCAGGACGGATAACATACGGCCATACAGTTGACTTCCAATCGCCATACTCGTCAGCAATAATCCCGTCAAAGTAAAGACCGCGCAACCTGTCAGGATTGTCAGCACCAAATAACTGAATACGCGCCCCGTTTGGAAAATCGAGTCGTAATTCACTTTCGTTCACCTTTATGTTGGGTATGGGTTTTGTAAACGTCTTACAATAATCCCAGATTACTTGTTTTGCCTGTGAGTAATATGGGCAGATGTAGGCATACCTACCATCCCCACTAGAGTCTGTACAAGCACATTTTATCAATTCGTTAATACACGCTACCGACTTGCCCGCCCTTCTGTGAGCGACCACAACTGCCCATCTTTCTTTTCTCGCGTGTAGCGGCTTAAACACATCTCTTGGCTTGTAGGGAATGACAACCTTCATGACTCCCACCCTATGACAAGGCTTGCCGCTGTGCCGTCCGCGTTAGTGATACCAAACGCCACTCTGTTCTGCTCCTTAGCGCTTGCCCATCCATGCACGTTTTGAAGAATTGCTAACGCCGCCTTTGTATCACCCCCTAGCGCCGCGTCTTTTAACACCTGTGCCATTTGCGCTTCTGCGTCAGCGGCGCCCTTCATCGTCATCAACTCAACGTTTGGGTCGAGTTGGCACAACTGCCGATACTCGCTTGGAAGTAGCCCTGCCGCAAGCGCGAGCTTGTCCCCTTTTAGCCCTAGCGCAGACGCTTCGTAAATTGCGCTCAGACGCGCCTCTGTAACTTTTAATTCTCTTGGTGAATATGGAAATGATTGCATGGTCGCATGAATCCTTAGCTTGTTAAAAATTATTTATAATATATATGGAAATGACTTTTTTGTCTGTGAATCTTTTGCATCACCTTCGGAAATGAACGCCCCCCCTATGCGTCATTTATTTGACATTTATTTGACGGTGTATATGGAAAATGCAAATAGTATAGGAAAAATGCAAACGTTGGAGATAATGCCCCCGCCAGTCGTCTTGTCAAGTCCTCCCCGCCTGCGCTTTATTTTTTATTTTAACCCTCCCCTATCGCTGGAAGCCACGAAATACGCGGGTTGCAAGGGATTAAGGCTAAGTGTCAATTATTTGACGTTATTGTATGTCATTGATTTATAAGGCTTACAAGGTATAACCTGAGGATGTCAGCCTGAGGATGTCAGCCTGAGGATGTCAGCCTGAGGATGTCAGCCTGAGGATGTCAGCCTGAGGATGTCAGCCTTGCACCGTTCTAAAAGTGTAGTCAGTCGCGTAGGTATATGTAGGTAATTAAAAACAGTGTGACTGACTACGCCTCAGCCCAATGGCGGCGTGGGGTTGCGCGGTTGTGGTCAGTTGTGGGTATAACTTCAACGGCACGTCTTTTATATATATTATTATATACCTTATTATTATTATGGTATATTATATAATTTTTATCTTTATATAAATACACTACCCACGACTGACTACAACCCTTCCAAGTCAAGCACGACGCGGGCTTGCGCGTGGGTAGTCTATCACCCTTTAAACTGACTACATAATACCTACCACTAACCACAAAACACCCTTTTGTAACAAAAAGTATTGCATTTATTTTTTATTGCTCTATAATGTTTTGCAAGTCGTCAATCCCGGCGACCGCTTACACTAACTAACAATAGAGAAAATAACAATGATTGCAATTCATACTAAATATCTACCCGTTTCAAATTCACGCGGTAGTAGAATTAAAGCCTATACTGCAGCTCATGGCACCTTTAAAGGTTTTGAAGTCACTATTTCATACCCACATGAATTCGACGGCGTTGACTGTCATTTTGAAGCCGTAAAAGCGCTTGTCGTTAAACATGAGTTAAATTGGAATTTAGACAATATGCGATATGGTGACAGCGCAGACGGGCGCGGGTATTCATTTTGTTTTGACGCGTCAAAAGTAGGGGCTGCGCTATGATTTACATTCAACGTAAAAGCGCCGGATACCTTGAAACCGTCGACGCGTTTGACACTATAAAAGAGGCGCGCGCTATGGTAAAAGAATATCGGCTATCAGATAGCAGCGCCGTTTATTATTTAAGCCGGCGCGCTTGCAAGGCGTGGACCGCGTAAAGATTCCAGCGTGTAACGCGTGGCTAACGTCGCGCGTTATGCGGTGTAATTTTGCACCTAATAAAAATAAGGCTTACAAAATGAAAACATATAGAATTTTATCAATTGACGCGTGGCGCGAGTGTGACGGGTACACGTGGAACGCGTGGTATGACGCGGGCGATATTGACGCCGATGCAATACACTGGACCGCGCGTAGACTATTAAAATATTTTCGCGATAACGGTTTTTTATCTGAAAAAAGCGCGGGTAAATGTGCAATTGAAGACGACCAATACAATATTGTTATCGTCGAACGTTCAACGCGCCGGCCCTTGTTTGCGATTGAATACGGGGTAGACAACTAATGAAAACAATATATCTTGATTTTATCGACGCCCCTATGTGGTATCACACGCGCGGTTTAATGCAAACTGCGACCGGTTACGGTAAAAAGCTAAACACCGGCAAAAAAGCGTTAGTTGGAAATAAAGAATACCGCGTTTATGCGTCATGTTTTTCTAACGTAGCGTGTCTTTATATTGTCATTAAAGGTGTGAAAATTTACGTTGATAGTTGGAAGTAATAAAATGAAAACATATTTAATAAATGACGACGAATTATTCAATTATAGGGTTGAAGCAACCAGTTACCACCAAGCCATTGCACTATTTAAAGACTTATATCGCGTTCAGGGGCGGTTACGTTTAACGGCGCGATATGCAAACGTTAAAGAGTACAAGCTAGACAAGTCTAACTATAAATTTTCAATTCGTGAGGTGATGTAATGAAAAAATTTAACTTAAAAAACGGCGGTGGTTGTACCGTCTACGCTTTTTTGTGCGGATATGGTGATATTATTACTAATGATGATTTTGATTTATCTTTGTTTCATAACGGCGGCGTAGGGTATGACGTAAAGTTACGTGATGACGCGCGCGGCGTTAACGCTTGTTGGTTAACTTTTGAAAGTGTAGCCGCCGCGCGGGTTATGTTTAGAACGTTAAAAACTTTGATTCAATAGGCGCAACAATGAATACAATTGATAACATTAAAAACTCTATTAATAAAATAGAAAACATTGACGTCGCATTAAAATTGCGTTTACAGTTAGAAAATTGTCTAAATTGTGAATGGTATTATGACGATTTAAACGAAACACTGTTTTGTGAGGATTTTGGCTTAAACAGTGACGATTTAAACGACGTTAGAGAAGTGCAGTATTTAATACTTGAATTTTTCGGGGTTAAAAGATGATAATAATATTTCTGATACTGGTAAAGTTCGCCATTTTGGCGATATTACTGGAAAGCTAAACAAGGGGCGGCTAATGACCGCCCTTTTTTATTGCCTGAAACAATAACAAGGCCTTAACAGGCCTTTTTTATTGCTTACCATTTAACGACGTATAAAGCCCGTTACACTGCGATAAATAGTTTAGCAATACTAGCCTATTGCCTAACATTCAATCATCGAATAGCAAGCCAGTAAAGGCTATAAAAACGCCCTATACAATGACAAGCGCGCGCGTAAAATCACACGTGAATGTGATAAAACGCGTATATTTGAAGGCTCAGGATTTCAATTCTGGTATGGGCTAGGATTTCAAATCTAATGAACGCTCAATTTTTGCCACGAAACGATTTGCAAAATTTTGCCACGAAACCAAATGCCAAAAAAATTCCCCAATCATCCGAGCCGATAATTGGGGAACACTTTAAGTACACATGAACTAACAATTAGAGAGAATTGTTGCAACTAGTCTACTTAATCGCTACAACTTTTGCAACAGGTTTCTGCTCTGCCACATCACGCAACGCAGACTTGCTCATGTGCGCAAACTCAGGTGCGCAGAAAATGTGTTTCTTAGTCTTAGACGAGCGCGAATTGCACATTCCCTTATCAGCCCAACCGGCTTCTTCGAGTGCATGAAACAAAGCAGCAGGCGGGAATTGTTTACTGCCAAACGACATAGCGGC